AAGCAACTCCAGAACAACCCACTGGCGCACAGCCTCTCTCATTAAAAAGTGTAGTTTTGTAATTAGACAAAAACAATCATTAAAATAGTATCCCTCTATTTTAATGAAGGTCCATAACCTCAGCATAGATAGTAGTCAGCGTGGAATCAATGTGATTGCTTCAAACACATATTACGATGAAAGTAATACATACATTATTGACGCCTATTCGAATACATACTCGAACCCGAATAACTATGTCATCACCCTAGAGAATCCAATCTATGACGTTTCAGAAATTAAACTCGTATCCGCCCGCATTCCTACTCCACAACTCACATTATGTACAACAAATAACACATTCAGTGTTGATGGTCAGACTGTGTCACTCACGAATGCGGATTATCCCACTGGTGGTGATTTAGCCACACATCTCGAAGCTGAACTCGCTCCCCCAGTATCCAATGTGAGTGAAGTCAGTTTTGACACAGATACCAAGAGACTTACATTTTCCAATGTTGGTACAGGAAATACATTTACTTTTGAATTTTACACTGGGACAAATGGATATCTCGAGGAATCCTCGACAGTGACTTCACCTCACCAGGTACTTGGATTTGGTTCAACTGATTACAACTCTACGAGTAATGTATTGACTTCTGGTGCTATTAATCTCGTTGGACCAAATACTCTTGTTCTAAAACTCACAGCTGGATCTGACGAATTTACACAAAGTGTATACACATCTACACCATTTTATACAGGTCACATTCTCTTAGATGGCTCTGACTTTATAAACTTTAATGGAATGGATGATGTGTTTACACACAACTTTCACACAGGACCACAGAAGTATATCAAACATATTCAAGTGGAGTTTTTCTACATGAGTCATGGGAGACTCATTCCATATGACTTTATGAATCAAGATCATATCTTAAAATTTGAAATTACATGTTCTACCGATAAACTAAAGAATCTACCAAAAGTTCCAGTGGAAGAGAAAGAAAAGGAAGAGGAAACAACTATAAGCATCTCTGAAAAGGAGGATCCTTATAAGTGGAAAATCTACATCGGTATTGTTGTAGTATTCGGATTCATATTAATAGCGCTTATGTCCAGTAAATCTAAAAGATCTTACCGGGTAACCGCGTAGACGGGTTGAGCGGGTTTGGAAACGCGGGTGGACACACCTGAGACAACCATATAGACCGCGATGGAGAGGAGTGTGGTTAGGATCGCAGTCAGAGCGTACTGGGTACCACCATTTTTGGGCACCTTCACGATTTGGCTGATGACCCATCGGACGAGGTCCATCCAGGACATGGCAGCGGCGAAAGAGAAACCCGCGACGATCGCGTTGAGCGACTGGGTCTCGAGCTCCTGGGTGACAAGGGTAACGGTCTTGGCGGCGGATTCCATTATGAGTGTTATATGTTACACTGGGAAAATAATTATTCAAATGAAAGTTTTTCCCTTTCGACCTTCTTTTTAAACTTCTTCTTTTTTAGCGTTTTCATTTTCGAAAAGAGTTGTTCATCATCTGATGAATCGTCACTAGAGCTTACGTGGGATTCGAATTTTTTAAACGTATCGTCAGAAAATGACCAAGCCTCAGGCTCCCATGTGCTCATTACTATTAACAGCATTTTTTAACAACTCTTCTGTCGGGTTTTGGGGAATCCAAGAATCCCACTGGTCATATGCATCGTTCATCTGGAGATATGTTGGGTCGTTTCCTGTATATCTCTCGAATGGGGGGCAGTCTTCTGGTGATACTACTTCAATTTCTTCGTCTGAGTCCACTTCGTCGTAAATCTCGGGAAACGAAGGACCTATAGTGTTTCCAACAGTATGCATGACACAGTATTTCATCGCATATTCCATATCTTCTGAGAGGAGTGCATCTCTCCCACATGCCTTGGAATATTCGGCTGCGAGTAAAGTACTTCTTTCTATAACAGGTAATAGGATGTTAATCATGGTGTCAATGTACTGTTCTGCCATACCATCACCTGCATCACCAAATCCAGTTTGCATATTCATCTTTAATATTTGGTATCAAAAAGAGTTTCTGCAATTCCCTCACTTACGCGTAATATGTTGTAACTTTCGGCATATACACGAATCTGTCGTGCAAAATCTGGACTATCTGTCAGGTTGAGATTTAGAATCTGCTCTTTTACGAGACTGAAATTGACCTGACCAGTTGGATACCATTCTTCTGGTTGAAGAGCGAAACTATACGAGTAGAATCTTCGAATGAGTTGTGTCTTAGAGTGGTGAATTGCCGCCTGGATAGCTTTAAGAAATATGACATTACCTGTATCCTGTGTGATAATGTCCTGACCATCAAGGGTGAGGGTGAGATAGTCTAGATTTTCATAGAGAATGAGTTTATCATCTATGACTGCATACAGGTTGTCGTAATCAAATGGTGTAACGAAATCACCCTGAGTGATTCCATCACCCGTAGTACCCTGACGTTGAATCACAAAATATAACTCTTTGACCGGGTTTACGATATCTAACTTGAAAGAACCCTCGTTTACACCTAGACCTACATCAAAAACATTCTCCTGTATTTGGGTAATCAAGTAATCTCTAGATGTATTCTGTATTTTCACCTTTTCAACACAATCAAGATATACGAGTTCTGAACACAATTGAAAGTCTGAAATACTTATACCCTGTTCAAGTTTTTCGTAATTGCCATTGATCTTTATCACGATATCTTGTGCATTTCTCAACTTGAACTCAACTTCAACTTCTTGTTTGTTTATAGCACATAGGGGTACCGCTAATTCTGGATGTTCGTGAAAATAGAATGGAAGATCCACGAAGAAGTTTTCCTCCGTTCCCAAACCTAAAGTGCCATTGATAATTATACCAGCATTATTCGCAACCTGTGAAACAAGTTTATCAGAGGTTCTCAAAGGATATTTCCCGATGAGTTGCTCTAGTGCTTTTTGTTTCGTTTGTGTAATGTAATGTTCGGAATATATTTGGAGATAGTCACTGGTGATTCTTTGTATCACTTTTCCACCTATAATCAGATCTACATATTCTATGAGTGCATGACCAACAGACTCGATGTATATCATATTATTGGTCAGGGGTGGGAGTGTGAACTTCACACTCAATGTCTTTAGGAGATCCCCATTATTTTGAGGAACTCTGAATTGAACTTTACTTCCAAAGTTTACCTGGTTTTCAGGTTCTATATCAACGTACTGAGTAGAAAAGTTTGAATGTTTTTTGAAACTTTCTACAAAATAACTGTAGTCTGGGTTCAGCGTGAAGTACTTCTCTTGAGGTCCAGATGCTGCAAGCTGAACTTGTCCAGCCATTACTACTATATCAACCTAAAATTTTAATCCCGCTAAACCACTTTCGATACGCAGAACATTATAGTTTATTGCGTACACTCTAGTGTGATTCTCAACCCCGTCGTTTATAGGGTCTATCTTAATCGTAAACAGTTTATGGGAGATCCGACTCATGTTCACTTGCCCGGTTGGGTGTGCTCGTTCGGGACTCAGTGCGAAAGAATACATACCAAACTTGGCGGGTCCGAATTTGTCATTACCAAATACACCACCAGGTGTGATTACACCTGCGAATGGGGAATTCACATGATGTTTGAGAGCTTGTTCATATGCGATAAACTTTGTATCTCGTTTGAATACGAGTTCATTATTGAATCTCAATGATGCAGTTGATATTGTGTTATATTCATTTGGATAGTTGTTTTGAACCGACTGTTCGGATTGTGAAACGAAATACAGTTCCTTGACAGGGTGAGAAAAGTTGAGCATTACAGACTTTTCATTTTCACCAGCTTTCATTTTGAATTGTGCTAATTGCACCTGTGTGATGACATAATCGAGGGGTCTGGACATTAAAAAGTTTCTTTCATCTGGTGTCACGTAGACAAACTCTGTATCAACCGAAAACTTCTCAATCGAGCTGGTAACACCCGAAGGAGCTCCACCAAAGATTAGATCTTTGAGGGGTCTTATTTTAATTCGTAATTCAACGAGTTGTTTAGTCAGTGCACAGGTCGGTATGGCGAGTGATGGATTTCTATAAAAATAGAATGGAAGATCTATGAAATAGGTATAAGGTGTACCAGACTGATAACTCAATATATTCCCATGTCCATTTAGAAAATACAAAGTCTGTTCTATATCATCATTGGTATTATGGAGTTGTTGATGCATATAAATGTATTCGCCTGTGATCTTCTCTACGGGCTGTCCACCGATAAGAAGTTCTGCATATTCGATAAGATGTGTTATGATAGAAGGAGACCAGATGGTTTTATTTTGACCACCTGGATCAGGGGTTGGATCTTGTAGAGTCACCTTAAGTGTAAAATTACTGACGAGATCACCTTTATCATTGGGTATTCTACAAGTTACAATCTTTCCAAAGTCAATCTGTCTATCAAACTGACTCTCCACATAGTCGAATGCAAACTTTGTATGTCTTTTGAAATTCGTCAGGAAGTATGAAAATTGTGGTTCACCTGTGAGCCATTCATCTTGAACTCCGGTGGCGGCAAGTCTCAGACGACCAGCCATTCCTACTCTATATGA